GGAGGAGGTGGCGGTGGTCACGAAAATTCAGGTAATACAGTAATTGCTGGAGGTAGTGGTGGTGGAGGTGCTGGTGCAACTCCGGGCGCTACAGGCGGTATTGCAGGAACTGCTAACACAGGAAGTGGCGGCGGCGGCGGTCAAGGTGCTGGTGATGGCGGTGCTGGTGGTGCTGGTGCTGTTATTATAAAAGAATTAGATAAAGCAAATGGTATGTTTAATATGAACAGCCATTTTACAGCAAATACAAAAGGACAATGGCCAACTGTTCAAGCATATGAGATAAGTAATTCTTTAAGATTTAATGATGGAGATAGTCCATATTTAAACATAACTCCTAGTACAGTAGGAAATAGAAGAACTTGGACTTTTTCGTGTTGGTTTAAAAGAGGTGTTATAGGTTCAGCGATGAATATATTTACTGCAGGTGCTGATGTTAGCAATCGTTGTCATCTTGATGTTAATTCTAGTGGTACATTTCAAGTAGAAGCAAAAAATGGTGGTACCCAAGTTTTAAAATGTGAGGGTGGTAGGTATTTGCGAGATCCAACGGCATGGTCTCATATTGTTTGGAGAGTAGATACAACTGATAGTACAGCAGCAAGTAGGTCAAGAGTATATATTAATGGAACACTAGTAACTTTTACTGATAATGCTTATCCAGACCAAGATACAGACATGGCAATCAATAATAATGTTCTTCATAGAGTTAGCGCTAGAACTTGGGCAAATGAAAATTATTGGGATGGATATATGGCTGATATTAATTTTATAGATGGACAGGCCTTGGGACCTAACCATTTTGGTGAACCTGATCCAGATTGTCCTCAAATATGGCGACCTAAAAAATATCATGGTACCTATGGAACCAATGGATTTAAATTTGAATTTAAACAATCAGGAACAAGTCAAAATTCTAGTGGTCTAGGTGCAGACACAAGCGGAAATGATAATCATTATGCTGTAAGTGGTTTAGCTACAACTGACCAATCAACGGATACACCTACGAACAATTTTTGTACTTTAAATCCAACTAATCCTACTGAAAGTAATGCTTCTTTTAGTGAGGGTAATTTAAAATTTATAAATACATTAAATTCCTCACCACATCATGGTTTAGCAAATGGCACAATGGCTGTAGCAAATGGTAAGTGGTATTGGGAAGTCAGAGTGGATGCCATTGGCGGAACGGCGATGTCAATAGGTGCACACGAGGTAAGTGAATTTTCAAAAAATGATTTTACTGGAGATAACGGAGTAGGTTATTTTAATAATGGTAATTTTCATTATCGAGGAACAGAAGATTCAAACCCAAATACATATACTACAAATGATATTATAGGAGTTGCTTTAGATATGGATAATAAAGCAATATATTTTCATAAAAATGGTACTTATGAAATTTCTGGAGACCCATCAAGTGGCGCCTCAAGAACAGGTTCGGCAGGTGGTACATTGCACGCTAGTAATGTAACTGTGGCACCTGCTGTTAGTAATTATAATAGTGGGGCTTGTAATGTAAATTTTGGTAGTCCTGTATTTTCTATATCTAGTGGGAATGCGGATGACAATGGCTATGGGAATTTCGAGTATGATGTCCCAACTGGGTACTATGCATTATGTTCAAAAAATTTAGCGGAATTTGGATAGGAGATAAATAATAATATGGCATATACAACAATAGATGATCCTACAAAATATTTTAATACTTCGATATATACAGGAACTCTTAAAGAGGACCGACCTATTGTGGGAACAGGATTTCAACCAGATTTGATTTGGTTTAAAAATAGAAACACTACAAATAGTCATAATATATTAGATTCTACAAGGGGAGTTACAAAAAGGTTAAGGACTGATGATGCCTCTGCTGAAGCTACTACATCAACACGATTAAAAAGTTTTGATTCTGATGGAATGACTATTAGCACCGACCCAGCTGTAAATGGAAGTGGAAATGGCATTGTAGCATGGCAATGGAAAGCAAATGGTGGAACAAGAACAACCAATTCTGAAAGTGGAAATAATCCCGGTGGTGGATATCAAGCAAATACGACAGCAGGATTTTCTATTGTAGATTGGACAGGAACAGGTGGAGCTGGAACTATGGCACATGGTTTAGGAGCAGTTCCTCATGCAATATTTGTTCACGATAGAGGTGGAAATAATCACGCTGTATATCATAAAAGTGTAGCAAGTGATGCTGAAACAGATTATTTACGATTAGATACTAATGGGGCAGCAACTGATGAATCTGGTAGATGGAATGATACAGCACCTACTTCTACTGTATTTACTATTGGTAGTAATAATGAAGTTAATGGTGATGATAGAACATATGTTGCTTGGGTTTTTACACCAATCCAAGGCTATAGTAAATTTGGTGGCTATACAGGTAATGGTGCTACAGATGGGCCATTTGTTTATACTGGCTTTAAACCTGCTTGGACAATGATTAAAGAAACCGGGCAAACAGGAAGTTGGTATATCAATGACAATAAAAGAGATACTTTTAATTTAGTAGATTTAACAGTTTATGCTGATTTAGCTAATGCAGAAGCCACAGAAACTAATAATTCAATGGATTATCTTTCAAACGGGTTTAAATTGAGAGGGGCAGGAAACGATACCAACCTTGATGGTGGAACCTATGTTTATATGGCTTTTGCTGAAGCTCCATTTGTAACATCAAACGGAGCACCAGCTAATGCATTATAATGATTATAAATAGAAGTATAAGGAGTAATTAAAATGTGGGCATATGTAAAAGATGGTGCAATTAAACAGACAAATGTTAGTCAAACACGGTTAGAGATTAACCCTGGTTCGTATTTTCCTGTTAAATATGCAAATGAATGGACAAAAGAACAAAAAGAAGCATACGGTGTTTATGAGGTAGTAGCTGATACAACTAACTACAAAGACCCAGAATACTATAATAATGCGGCTGAAACAATAACACTATCAAGTGGTGTTGTTACACGAGCATGGGGTTCAGCAACAGCAAAGTCTTTAGTAGATGTTAATTTTACACAAGCTGATGAAGATAATGGATTAGGTACTAAAGATGAATTAAATTATAGAGGATTAACTTATCTACATAAAGAAGTAATATCAAATGAAGCACACGGTTTATTAGCTCCAACAGATTGGTACGCTTCAAGAAAAGCAGAAGCAGGAACAGCAATTCCAAGTGCGGTTGGAACATATCGTGCCGCTGTAAGAACAAAAGCTGCAGATATGCATACAAAAATTGATGCCGTTAATACTACTGCTAAATTAATTGCTTTATATGAATATACAGAACAAGGTGATGGCAGTTTTACTAGACCTTTAGGAGAATGGCCAGATCCAGTTTCTTAAACTTTAGACTACTTTATATAATAGAAAGGTGATTATAATATGAATTTAAATACTCACTACTGGTATTTCAAATCAGCAGTCCCACCAAAAATCTGTGATGACATTATTGAATATGGCAAATCACAACAAGAAGTCCTGGCGCTTACAGGTAATTTAAATCCAGATAAAAAATTAACAGAAAAAGAAACAAAAGATTTATCAAAAAAGAGAAAATCTAATGTTGTTTGGATGAACGATACATGGATTTATAAGGAAATACATCCTTATATTCATACAGCAAATGCAAATGCAGGTTGGAATTTTCAATGGGATTTTACTGAATCGTGTCAGTTTACAAAATATAAATTGAATCAATTTTATGATTGGCATTGTGATTCATGGAATAAACCATATGATAGACCTGATAAACCTAATAGTCATGGAAAGATAAGAAAATTATCTTGTACTGTAAGTTTATCAGATGAAACAGAATATGAAGGTGGAGATTTTGAGTTTGATTTTAGAAGTTCAGATGATGGTTCAAATCAGCCTCAAATATGTAAGGAAATAAAACCGAAGGGATCCATTGTGGTATTTCCTTCTTTTGTGTGGCATAGAGTAAAACCAGTAACATCTGGTACTCGATACTCACTTGTAATGTGGAATTTAGGATGGCCATTTAAATGATATATAAAATTATAAAACAAGCAATCTCAAAAGAATTAACAGAATTTATCTATTCGTATTTTTTAATGAAAAGAAATGTAGCAAGAAAACTATTTGATGATAGGTATATATCACAATTAAATAGTGATTATGGTGTTTGGAATGACGAACAAATTCCAGAAACATATTCTCACTATGCTGATATAGTAATGGAAACATTGTTACAAAATCTACAACCAAAGATGGAAGAAGAAACAGGATTAAAACTAACGCCTACATATTCATATGCTCGTATCTATAAGAAGGGTGATGTATTAAAACGACATAAAGATAGATATTCCTGTGAAGTTTCTACTACTCTTAATTTAGGGGGAGATAAATGGCCTATCTATTTAGAACCATCTGGTGAAGAAGGAAAAGAAGGTATCAAAGTAGATTTAGAGCCTGGTGATTCTCTCATTTA